TAGCCATCCTAAAGAAAAAAGAATATTCCGATCGATACGCTTTCGAGATCGAGGGACTGAAACAATCCTTGGTCGACCGCCTCCCATCCCTCCGGAAACAACTGGAGGAGCAAGAGGAAATTCGCAAGACCAACGCAATCGAGGCGGCACGGCTGGAGGAGGAGCGCAAACGGAAAGAGGCGGAGGAACGTCAAAAGGCCGAACTGGAACGCAAGCGCAAGGAAGAGGAAGCGAGAGCCAAGGCGGAGGCAGAGAAAGCCACCGCGGAAGTACAGGCAGCATTCGATTTCAGCGCCGCCAGTATGTCTCCTACCCCTACCAAGGCGAAGATCAAGAAAAAGATCCAAGTCACCAATCCACAAGGATTCATGCAGGTATACCAGATGTGGTTCATGCGTGAGGGTATCAACATGAGCATGGAGGATCTTGAGAAGATCCACAAGAAGATGATCTCCTACTGCGAGAAGGTCGTGAATAAGGACGGTGAGCGAATCCAGTCCGCTTTCGTGAGATATGTCGATGACGTAATAGCCAAATGATATGAGAAAGCTATATCTGTCCTCATGGATAAACTTCGGGAAATACAGGCGTACACCGAGTAACCTAAAAAAGATCCTCGATACGGAAGAGGGCCGCAAATGGTTCCGGTGGCTGATGGATAACACTTACGATTTTGAATTTGACTTTGCGGTCATTGAATACTTAAAACTCAAGGAAGAAGATGCAAGATACGTATTACCAACGGTCTGAGGTCAGCAACTCAGACCTGACAGAACTAAAGAACCTCCTCTATCCCCGTACGCAATACGGGGATAAGGAGAAGGCTTTCAAGTTCGGTAGCCTGATCGACGCGATGATTACCGAACCGGAAAGGGTCAGATATGATAAGCGCATGGTAGACGATGTATTGTATTCCGGCGAGGATTGGGAACTGGCACAAGCCATGATCAAGTCACTCCGTATGGAAGCCCGACACGATCCGCTCATTAAGTATGCATTGGAACAATCCGATAAACAGAAATTTATGGTAAATAAAAATCAAAAATTTCAATACGGCAATTTTGAATACACACTTGACACTCGTTGCAAATGGGATTTCTGGTTTTCAGCAATGGGGTTTGGAGGAGATTTAAAAACAACTTTTGCTTCTTCTCAAAAACAATTTAATGAAGCCATAGATTTTTTCGACTGGGATCGCTCAAGAGCTTGGTATATGGATATTGCTGGAAGTAAACAAGATTTTATTGTTGCAATAAGCAAAAAGAATCAACAAATTTTCAAAGCCACTATAAAAAAAGATGGCACTTTATATAAACGTGGCAAAGAAAAGTACGAAGAGCTAGCCTTCCGGTGGTGGATGCTAATAAGCTAATAGTATGAAGAGTCTAATTTTAATCCTAATCGGCTGGCTAAAGTACAGGCTGGTAAAGAAATGCCCTATATGCGGAGCTCCCGTACTCGTAAAGAAATTACAGACGCATACGGGAGATACATTCAACGTATATCATTGCGGCAACTGTGGCAACGATTATATCTTAAAATAAAAATCATGAATCTCAATATCACACCGACAGACAAGATATCCAAGGAACTGGCCGCCATAGATGCCTTCCTGAATATCACAATGAGCGAAGACGTACAAGAAGCTGTCCTACGTGGAAACGACCTTGCCGTCTATATCGCCCGAACCGGGAAGCTGTTAGCGGACGCAAAATATCACCTGAACGTGAAAAAGAAATCGGAAGTATTCGACACATTACGGGAAACCGCTTCACGGGCCGGAGCGACCTCAAAGGCCGTAAACGCTATCATCGACAGCCTGTGCAAGGATGAGCAATACCTAGTCGACTGGTGTGATAGATTGAACCGGACTGCGACCCACCAATTGGAATGGTGTCGCACGATAATTAGCAAGGCGAAAGCTGAAATGGCCTTAGCGCCTCAGAGTTATAACAATCCTAAATTTTAAAAGAGCATGGAAGAATTAGTAAAAGAGCAACCCGTGTACGAGATCCAGAAAGTGAAGATCAAGAACAACCAGCTCACGGCGGAGTACACGGAAAAGTTCGTGGAAGCAAACTACAAGAACAACATCCTAAAGGAATCGGAGCAGTTTATCCACCCCGATCTACTGTACGCATTGAACCGGCTTAAGCCACACGTAGTGAAAATCTGTGAGATGCACGAGGCTACATTGGTCAATGTCGCCAATCCCTCCGACGATGACTTGAACGAGAAGCTAAAGAATATCATCGTCACCGGATACAGTAAAGGCGGTAATGATGAATCAGCCGGCGTATCAATCCAAGCGCAAAAGCTCCTGAAAAGCGGGCAGATCCTTAACCTCTCCGTCCCGTTCACCAAATATGAGGACGAGTCCGGTGACGGGTACCTTTACGGAGCCGAGTTGAAAGAGGCTATCGGTAGATGTAGTTACGAGGTGGACGCTTACCTGTTCGAAGGTAAATATGGCATCAAGCAAGAATCCTTCGATTTCGATACCCCGGAGGAATCGGATATCACGGGCGAGAAGGAAGAGAAGCCAAAGAAACGGGGACGGAAGAAAAAAGAGCAGATCAAGGAGATCGCCGAGGAGGTGAAAGCCTTCGACGAGTTCGCCTAACTAATAATAAAAACAACCGTTATGCAAATCACTTTACAAAACACGGAAAAGGGACAATGCTACGCGGTAAGGTTTGACAGGTACCGCCAGCAGGTCGTTGACAAGCTAAAGACAGCCGTCAGCGTCCGCTGGTGGGACAAGTCTACCGGAGCGTGGATGATCCCGGCCAACAATAAGTGCAAGGCGGAGCTAGACCAGCTCACCTATTACGTGAGGCACTTCGAACCCGTCAACTGGGGAGGGAACGAGTCTAAGACCGACGAGGACATAGCCTATCAAATACCGGACATGCCCGAGTTGGACGAGGATCATGGCCTAAAGATACAACCTTACCCCTATCAACTGCAAGGAATCGCACGAGGCTTACAACTAAAACGGTTTATCAATGGGGACGACATGGGACTTGGCAAACAACAACCGGTCAGTAGTTACGTGGCTACTCCAAACAGTTTTAGGAGGATTGGAGAATTACAAATTGGGGACGAGATATTCGGCAGGGACGGAAATGTATATACCGTAAGTGGCGTGTACCCGCAAAAAGAACGCCGCGTGTTCAAAGTGACGTTCTCTGATGGCGTATCCTGTGAATGCGGCCCAGAGCATCTATGGTGTGTCCGGGATGCCAACCGTAGAAGAAAGGGGAAAGGATGGATCACCAAGACAACACAGGAGATCATGGATTCCGGCGTGACCTACAACCTAAAAGGTTTTGGCCATAACCATACAAGACGGAAATGGGAAATCCCAATGTGTGAACCTGTGAAGTACAAGGAGAGATTATACATCATTCATCCTTACATCATGGGGGTACTTTTGGGAGACGGCCACCTTTGCAATGGCAATGGGCGCCTGTCTTTCTCTACACCGGACATGGATACGGCTATTGCCGACAGGGTAAGAAAACTCTTACCTAGCGATATGCTGTTGGTACGGGACGATTACGCCACATGCCCGCGATACAACATCACAAAGAATCCGACAGTCCACGAAAATCGATTTTACCAAGAGATCAAACGACTCAAAGCTGACAAACCAAGTGTAGAGAAATTCATACCATACGAATACATGCACGGATCGGTAGAGCAACGCATCAACCTCTTACGCGGTTTGATGGATACGGATGGATCAGGAAAGAGAAACAGGATCACCTACAGCACCCTTTCCTATGGCATGGCGCGTGACATTGCCCTTTTGGTACGTTCCCTTGGAGGACAGGCGATCATACGCAGATACGATAGGCAAAACGAGGGTAAAGGCGTGGAATTTCAAGTAAACGTGAGGATCAAGGTTTGCCCATTCTATCTTGAACGGAAAGCCGCCGAATGGGACATCAAAAAAACAAACTATTGTTCACGGTATATCTCGTCTATCGAATATATTAGAGAGGAAGATTCCGTATGTATAAGCGTAACCGCTCCGGATCATTTGTATCTGACAAATAATTATATTGTAACGCACAATACACTTGAGAGTATCGCCACAATCAACAAGGCCGGCGCTTTCCCCTGTCTCGTTATCTGCCCCAATACGGTCAAGATCAACTGGCAACGTGAATGGCACAAGTTCACGGACAAGAAAGCCATGGTATTGACCGATTCGGTACGAACCTCATGGCCATTCTTCTGGCAAACGGGCATGAACCATGTGTTCATCGTGAACTACGAGAGCCTACGGAAGTATTTCGTACGCCGAATCAACAAATCGGAGAAATGGACGCTGAAAGACGTAGAGTTCCATAATACGATCAAGTTGTTCAAGAGCGTGATCATTGACGAATCCCATAAGGTAAAATCAACGGCTACCCAACAAAGCAAGTTTTGCAAAGGTATCACCGCCGGGAAAGAGTGGATCATCCTGTTGACCGGTACCCCTGTCGTAAACAAGCCCAACGACCTTATATGCCAACTCGCTATCATGGACCGGATGAACGATCTCGGAGGCTGGAAATATTTCACGAGCCGCTATTGCTCTGGGCCGCACGGGGCCTCGAACTTGAAAGAGCTCAATTTCATGCTCTGGAAGCATTGTTTCTTCCGGAGGGAAAAATCCAAGGTGCTGACTCAATTACCCGACAAGGTACGGCAGATCGTGACCTGCGAGATCACCAACCGCAAGGAATACCAAGACGCCGAGCGTGACTTGGTGGATTATCTGAGACGATACAAGGAGGCCGACGATGAGAAGGTACAAAAATCGCTGAAAGGCGAGGTCATGGTACGAATAGGCATATTGAAGGACATAACGGCCCGGGGTAAGTTGAGAGAGGTGATCGATTTCGTGAAGGATTTTCGGGAGAACGGAAAGAAGATCATCCTCTTCTGTAACCTGCATGAGATCGTAGACCGGCTCCTACAGGCGTTTCCCTCGGCGGTGTGTGTCACCGGACGGCAAGATATGCAACAAAAGCAAGCGGCCATAGACGCTTTCCAACGGAATCCCAAGACGGACGTCATCATCTGCTCCATCAAGGCCGCAGCGGCGGGTATCACGTTGACAGCGTCAAGCAATGTCGCTTTTATCGA